TAAACACCTTCCTGAGTGGATGCAAATTGCCTCTATTGAGGTGGATAATCGAACCTCCTTTGAACTATCTAATGGATCTCAGATTAAGAGTTCTTCAACTTCGGGTGATGCGGGCCGTTCAGAGGCACTCTCTTTATTGGTAGTTGATGAGGCGGCACACGTTGAGAAGTTATCTGAGCTATGGACTGCCCTCTATCCTACCCTATCTACCGGCGGTCGTTGTATAGCACTGTCGACCCCCAATGGCGTGGGCAACTGGTTCCATCAGAATTGTGTTGAAGCAGAAGCTGGTACCAATGATTTTTATATGACGACGCTGCTGTGGGACGAACACCCAGATCGAGACAAGGCGTGGTTCGAGAAAGAAATTCGGAATATGTCGAAGCGCCAAATTGCTCAGGAGCTTGAGTGTAATTTCAATGTTTCGGGAGAGACAGTTATTCATCCCGATGATATTCAGTGGTATCTAGAAAGAACTAAAGTACCCCAATATAGAACTGGGTTTGATAGAAATTATTGGATCTGGGAACAATACGAACCCGAGAAACCTTATCTTGTGGTGGCAGATGTAGCGCGCGGCGACGGAAAAGATAATAGTGCATTTCATATATTTGAGTTGGAAACTATGGAAGTAGTGGGAGAATATGTGGGAAAACCAACTCCAGATGATTTTGCTGATATATTGTTTAATGTTAGCGCCGAGTATGGAAATCCTATGTTAGTGATAGAAAATAATAATATTGGCTTCGCAGTACTTAAAAAGTTGGCCGATAAAGGGTATCCTAACCTATATCACTCAACAAAAAATGATCATCAATATATTGACCCAGTTACAGCCCAATGGCAATCCAACGCTATTCCTGGTTTTACCACGTCTTCAAAAACACGTCCCCTCATTGTAGCAAAGATGGAAGAGTTTATGAGGAACAAACTAATTAAGATTAACTCGAATCGCCTGCTTTCCGAAATGAAAACATTTATTTGGCACCACGGCCGCCCTCAGGCGATGCGTAGTTATAATGATGATTTAATCATGTCATTTGCAATCGGATGTTGGGTAAGAGATACGGTGATTATTGAAAGCCAAAAAGGGATCGAATACAGTAAAGAATGTCTCGCATCTATCTCTACCTCCCATACACGACTTTCCACTACCATTCCGGGGATGCAGGGACATAAAATAACCAAAGAAAACCAGCGCACCTTAGAAGGACAGAGTTTTAATGAAAAATATGCTGGGCTTATAAAGGGATAAAAAAATGGCTAAGAACGAAAGAAACCCACGAAATCCAGGTTCTCCTTTATTTAAAAGATTGACGAGATTGCTGTCGGGCCCCATTGTAAATTATCGTGCCCAGATAGCAAGACAGGAACGGCGAAATAATTTAGATAAGTATCGTTATCGGTTCCGCTCAATGAGCGGCCAAGAGTTCAAAAGAGCAGACAATAATATGTCTCAGAACTATAACATGCTTACATCGGCGGCATTTCGTAACCAAAATAGAGCCGAACGATATGTTGATTTTGAGCAGATGGAATATATGCCGGAGCTAGCTACCGCATTAGATATTTATGCCGATGAGATGACAACTTCCAATGAGTTTGATCGACTTTTAAATGTGTCATGTATGAACCTAGAAATTAAAACGATTCTTACTTCTTTATTTTATGATGTTCTCAATATTGAAGCGAACGCTTTTGGGTGGGCGCGTTCGATGTGTAAGTATGGAGATTTATTTCTTTATTTAGACGTAGATGATAGTGTGGGGGTTACCTCTATTGTTGGTCTTCCCAATTCAGAAGTGGAAAGATTAGAAGGCCAGGATGATTCAAACCCCAATTATGTTCAGTATCAATGGAACGGCGCTGGAATGACTTTTGAAAATTGGCAGGTAGCCCATTTCCGGATCTTGGGTAATGACAAGCATTCTCCTTATGGGACATCGATCTTTGATCCTGCACGCCGCATTTGGCGCCAGCTTGTTTTGCTGGAAGACGCGATGATTGCGTATCGTGTAGTTCGAGCTCCGGAACGACGCATCTTTAAAATTGATGTAGGAAATATCCCACCTCAAGATGTGGCTCAATATATGGAGAAGGTTAAAACAGAAATGAAGAGGAATTCACTTGTAGATACCACTACCGGCAGGGTGGATTTACGATATAATCCTTTGTCACTTGAAGAAGATTACTTTATTCCTATGCGCGGCGGAGTGGGATCAGATATTACCTCTTTACCTGGAGCAAAATCACTAGATGATATTGAAGATGTTAAGTATATGCGAGACAAGCTATTCGCAGCTATCAAAATTCCACAGGCTTATCTCACCAATTTAGAGGGAGACACTGAGGATAAAACAACTCTCGCTCAAAAGGATATCCGCTTCTCTCGGACTATCCAGCGACTACAGCGGCCCTTTGTTTCGGAACTAGAAAAAATTGCAGTGGTTCATCTTTATACGCTGGGATTCCGAGGCGAAGATTTAATAAGTTTTGATTTGACGCTCAACAATCCGTCGCGACTTGCTGAATTGCAGACCCTGGAATATTTGCGGACTAAGTTTGATACGGCCAATGCGATTCCTGAAGGAACCTATAGTAAGCATTGGGTGGCCCAACACATTCTTGGGTTATCTGATGATGAGTTCTTGCGCAACCAACGTGAATCCTTTTACGACCGAAAGTACCAGCAAGCCCTTGAAGCAGTAGTAGAAGAGGGCGCCGCAGACGAGATGGGCGGCGATTTGGGCGATCTTGGTGGCGGCGAAGATCTCGGCGGCGATCTAGGTGATCTTGGCGGCGAAGATCTCGGTGGTGATCTGGGTGATCTTGGCGGCGAAGGAGGTGGCGGCGAAGCAGAGTCGGCTCTTTTGACGGCTCCCGGAAGGAGAGACGAGCTGAGGGAAGATGACCAAGAAGAGGGCTATGCCCCCGTTGCGGTCGACAAGCGAGATTTAGGCGCTGCACGAAGGAGTAGACATAACACGGCAATTCCCGAAACCGCACGCCTTCGTGCCCCCAGAGTAATCACTCCAGGTAAAATAAAAACAATAGATTTGAATTTAGACAAAACTGACTTCCGATCATTGATAGGTCTTAAAGAACAAGACGATTCTATTTATAGCAAGAGTGAAAGGCGCATGATTGAAAATACTGTGAAAGTTCATAGACTTGTCGAGCAGATGGAGAAAAAAGAGGTTAAAAAAGATGAAACATAATAAAAAACGTAATACAGCTTTTATTTATGAAACATTGATTAGAGAACTTACCAAAAGTATCGTAGAAAAGAGAAATATACGTAAAAATAAAGTGGTGCGCACCCTGAAAGAATTTTTTACAAGGGGCGAAATCTTAGCGCAAGAACTTGAATTTTATAATGTTCTTCTCGGAACAAAGAATATTCAGCACAAAGTTGCTGAAAGATTATTGAAAGAAACGAAAATTGCTTACGCTCGTTTAGATGAGTCTGCGATTTTTGATGCCCAATCTCGTATTATAGCTACCATAAATAAGAAGTTAGGCCAAGAAGTATGGGGTAATTTTGTGCCCAACTTTAAATCGTTAGCTTCGGTTGATGCAGTCTTTCGTCCTAACATTGCAGTTAAAAAGCGTGTTCTGTTTGAACAGGTTATTGTTGATAAAATGAGCGCCAAAGGGGACCTAAGTCGGGGCACCCAGATGAAGTCGCTCGATAGCCTAACTTATGCTTCTTTCATCAAAAAATATAATGAGAAGTATGGAAACCTCCTTCCAGAACAAAAAGATTTATTAAATCGCTTTATTACAAGTTTTGCAGATGAGGGGTTTGAGTTACGACTCTACCTCAATGAAGAATTATCAAGGCTAAAGGGTTTACTTGGCGAAGCGGCAGAAGCCGAATTTGAACCTCTTATTTCGCAGAAAGCTACTGAAGTAGTTGAATATTTAGAAGAGTTCCGGCGCCGTGAATTCGTCGATCAGGATCTCAATAAAATATTAAAAACTCAACAATTAGTGCAGGAATTGGCAGTCAATGATTAAGATTACAATTGGCGGCCCCCACGCAACAGTTGAATTAAATGCACGCCGCGCGCTTGATGGTTCATTGTTAATCATGGATCATCAGAAGATTGATATTGCTATTCTTCCTGATAAAATGAAAGTCGTAACATTTCCCAAAACGATGGCCACAGAAGATGTTTATGATTATCAAAACAGATTAATGGAATTATTAGCCGACAAAGGAATTATTGATCGATCATCCATTCAGGGAGGGAGTCTCTTTCGTTCCTTAGAGGGGGAGGTCTATGAAAATGAAGACGTTAATTCTCTACAGGCAGCCGTCTATACCATCACAGAGTTTTTAGAGCGAGAAGCCAAATACGAACAGGTCGCGGACGAATACGAGAAAGAACTCGAAGATATGTATACCCACCCGTCCGATCGGGATTCCACGGAGTATGGCGAAGTGCCTCAGTATGCTCAGAAGGGTTCGATGCGCCCGGGCTACTACTACTACCCACTCAGAAATAGGTATTAATCCATGAGTGAGATGAAACTCATAATGGAAGGTTGGCGTAAGTTTTTGCATGAGCAGGATCCACCCGCTCCCCCCGATCCGCCGCAATCTATGGGCCAAAAGGCCCTCGGCATGTTGGGAAGTGTTAGAGACAAACTTGCTAAAGGATTTGATAAAATGGATGCCGCACTTCAACAAGATTATTGTGAGAAAAAATTTCCAGAGCTGCTAGCAGCGCAAGGGGATCTTGAAACATGGGGAGACTTGCTGGCAACACTTAATTGTGGAATACAATATAAAAATAGAAAAGCTTTTTTTGATGTATTAACTAATCAAATTCCGGGCCTTAGCGCCGCTAAGACGATGTTCGCGAAAGCCAGTGACAGCGCAGACTTTATTTTGAAAATGTATCAGGTCGACGACGACGCCCGACCGGAGGGCAACTTATCCAAGTTAGACATGGACGATCATGTTTCAAAAATGCTCGACGCGAAGATTGAAAAGGAATTTATAAAATTTTTAATTACGTCCATCGGCCAAAAAAACCCAGATGATCGTATTGGGGATGATTGGGATGTAACAGCAGAACTAGAAGAGTATTTACGGGATAACAACGCCGGCCGTACCGTCGATATGCCGGACAACATATAGAAAAGAAGAATTAATGGAACTATTACATTTTATACTTGCCGCATACGGCATGACGTTTATTATTATTCACGGACACATTTTTAATAAGATCCGCCCCGCTTGTAAATCGTGGGGAGGCTTTGGCCGATTATTTCATTGCCACCTCTGCATGGGATTTTGGGTTGGTGTATTTCTGTGGGGCATAAGTCCCTATACAGAACTATTTAGTTTTAGCAATCAGCCCATGACAGCGTTCATGTGCGGTTGTATTAGTGCCGGAACCTCATACTTTTTGAGTATGTTGGTCGAGGATTACGGGATCCGAGTGGTCTATAAAGGAGGTGAGCAATCATGAAAAAATGGATGATCCAACCAGTTCGACGTTGCTGTTCCGGCAGTTGACTACTTTAAAGGAATAATATTATGACACGCAGAAAAAATGTAAAAAGAATAGATCCAAGATACTTCTTGCACGAGACGACATTGCGCGAACAACAGCGCTTCGGCGTCACTAACAGACCCGAGGAAGATGATCGCTCCCCGGAAGCGCTAGCGTATTGGGCAGAACAAGTTCTGCAGGCGCGCCCGCCAAGGCCAGGAAAAAGAGTTGATGGAAGTACATTATCAGCCGTTTTTCCGAAGGAGCTCCGAGCAGAGAAAACCGGGGGAGCATGGGGCGACGAGGCCTTTACGGACCTCTGGGCCTACGAGCTTCAACGAATTATGAAAGCCGGCGGCAGAGATCCTTCCGGGTATGAGAAGCTCAATGCCGCAGAGGATCAACTCAAGGACATGGGATTCAGACCATCGGGTAAAGAGACTTTCGCCAGGCCTGGATCGCCCGAGTGGGACAAGTGGGGTCGCGACGAGCCCGATTACCCCGGGCCCAACATATGGGATAATAGATCTGAAACGGGAGAACTGGCAAGCGGTGGCCCAGCACGACCCGGCCGCGCTGGGTTATGGCCATCACAGGAATAAACAATGGCCCAACTTCTCCGAGAATTTTATGAGCT